GAACCTTTTTATATTCATCAATGGAATGATATTTGGGATGAAATAGTTTCTAGTGGACGCAGTAAGGAAATTAATATTTCAATGAGTTCTAATGCTACAATTTTTGCTGAAAAACAAATAAAATTTTTGAATGACAACTTTAAGACAGTAGGACTTGGATTAAGTATTGATGGTATAGGAGATATGTATGAGTATTTGCGTCATCCTGGAAAATGGAATGAAGTATCAAAAAACATAATAGGATATAGTAGGCTTAAAGAGGAGGGAGTATTGAATAATACACATATTTCAATTAGTCACACTATTGGGTGGTTAAATGCTTGGTATATACCAGAGTTTATAGATTGGGTTACAAAAAATACTAAAGAATTTCAAATTTGGTATAATTTAATACACAGTCCAAGTCATATGGCAATGTGGGCAATACCTAAATCTATTAAGGACATAATTGAAAATAAATTAATTTATAGTGATTTTGGATTTAAAAATAAAAATGTTATAACTGGGTTAATTAATCACATGTATAGCAGAGAAGTAAGTACAGATGAACTTAAAAATTTATATTCTAATTTTGACATTCATGACGCTGTTCGAGGGGAAAAAATAATTAAGATTATGCCCCCAGATTTTATTAATTTTATGAAAACATTATTTAAATCTTAGCAGTCGAAGAATAACAATTAATTAGAATTAGTCTATAATAAATTTTTACAATCGAACCAAAAGTTTTCAAATTCAGGAAACGTTTTTAATAAACTTGTTTCTCTTCTTAAATCATGCTCAGTCCAAAATAAATAAAAATTTTTCATAGCAGAATGTATATTAAATTTAGTGTCTAAAGAGATCCAATCTATCAACCTTTGTACTTTACTAATTTCAAAATCTTTAAACCCTTTATATTGATTATGAATAGTCTCTTTATTCAATTTCATAAATTCTATTGCTTTATATAACTCATCTAACAAATCTGGACGTAATTTTGGATTTAAAAAATCTGGTTCTATCAACTGAGGCACATCAAACCAAATCAATTGCCTATCTGTATTAAATGTTTTACGTAGTTCTAATATATTTTTCATATAATTGAAAAACCCAGTATAACTTAAAACATTAAAAGTAATAATAAAGGTTAAACTATGTCTATTTGCATTTTTTAGATAGTCAGTAATATTTTGATATAGAGTTTTAAAACTCATACCATTTCTAATATATTCGGCTTGTTCACCCCAACTGTCTAAACTACAAAATAACATAAAATGGTCTATAGAATGTTCATCAGTCATTTCTTTTAATTTTGACATAAACTTATTCCACTGATCACCTGGGGGGCAACAATTACTGGTAATACTTAAATTTAAATCTTTTTTAGGATTATTTTTAATATAATCAAACATTTTAAATGTATTTCTATCCATTAATGGCTCACCACCAGTCATTCTAAATGTTTGAAGTGTAGGATATATTTTAGGCAACCATTCCCAAAATGCTAGTAGATAAGGATTATCTGGACTATTATTTGGTTGCATATCTTTACGCATCCATGTTGTATCATTATGTATTCGGTCTGATAAAATATATGGTCCATGCTTTTCTATTTCCTGCATCCAAGCAGTACTAAGATGTGGACTACAATAGCTACACTTGAAATTACAAGATTGATTAAAATTAATTTCTACATATCTAGGATTAGGGTTCCCTAAAAAACCTAATTTTCTTGCTTCTTCTATTAGTCCTGGAACATAAACATCCTTACTTCTATAAGCTCTGTCACTTAGTTGATTTCCACTATCTTCAATTTGCCAACAAAAATCACATTCTTTTGGGCGTTCTCCTTCAAGCATTAACTTTCTTTGACTTTTTTTATAATTTGTATTATGCAAAGCACTAACGTCTATTTTAATTTCTTCAAGAGGAATTTTATGAGTAGATGGATGATAACAACTATGAGTTCTTCCAGTTGGTATATGCACACTGACATTGTACCATTTAGCAAGACAAAAACTGGGACTTACTTGATTAATCTCTTTAAAAACTTTTTCAGAAGTAGTTAAATATTTTGATTCAAATTTTTCGTCGACTATTCTTGATTCGTCACCTCTTTGACTAAATTCATTATTTTTAAAATTGGTCATTTTAATTAGTTTCTTCTTAACAATTTTTATTTAGTTTTAAACAATTTTTGTAGAAGATATTTCCAATTTTCAGGAACAGGACTATAATAAATAGTCTAGGGAAACAAATATAAGCAATGTATGATATAGTTTTTATTAGTAACAACGAGCCTAATGCTGATGAAAATTGGCATATTTTGACTAAAAGATTTTTTACATCTAAACGTGTGAATGGAATAAAAGGCATACATGAAGCACATAAACGAGCAGCCAAAATGGCATTTACTAAAATGTTTTGGGCTGTTGATGGTGACGCTAGAATATTAGATACATTTAATTTTAATTATGAAGTGCCTGTATATGATGAGGACTGTGTGCATATTTTTCATAGTCGTAATCCTATAAATGAACTGGAGTACGGATACGGTGCAGTTAAGTTATTACCAAGAAAACTCACACTAGAAATGCCGACTAGTTCATTAGATATGACTTTAGGAATTAGTAATCAAATAAAAATGATCAGCGAAGTCAGTAATATTACACATTTTAACGTAGATGAGTTTAGTACTTGGCGTAGTGCATTTCGTGAATGTGTTAAATTGACTTTAAATGTATTGCAAAAGAAGGACAATGATGAAAGTTTACAACGACTTAATACTTGGTGTGAGATTGGCCTAGATAAACCTTTCGGTAAATACTCTATACAAGGTGCAAGAGATGGTAAAAATTATGCTCTTGTAAATTGTGAAAATATAGAAGCATTAAAATTAATAAATGATTTCGAATGGTTAAGAAACAGATTTAAATGAAATATATGATACCAATTTTTATAGGTTATGACCCTCGTGAAGCAATAGCATTTCATGTTTGTGCTAATAGTATTATTAGACACAGCACCAGTCCAGTACAAATTATACCATTATCCCTTAATCTATTTGAAGAATATACTGAGACACATACTGATGGAAGTAATGCGTTTATTTACAGTAGATTCCTAGTGCCTTATCTAAGTCATTGGTTAGGACATGCTATCTATATAGATGGTGATATGATTGTTAAGTCAGATATTACAGAATTATGGAATCTACGTAATTATATGATGGATGTACAAGTAGTAAAACATAACTACAAAACACGAATGCCTATCAAATATTTAGGGGCCAAAAATGAAGATTATCCAAGGAAAAATTGGAGTAGTGTAATACTATGGAACTGTCAAAATTTTCCTAATCGTCGCTTAACTCCTGAATATATTATGAAATCAACAGGAAGTCATTTACATAGATTTGAATGGATAAACGATGATAGAATAGGTGAATTACCTATTGAGTGGAACTGGTTACCAGATGAATTTGGACCAAATCCTAATGCTAAATTATTACATTATACATTAGGGGCACCATGTTTTAACGAATTTGCTAATACTGAAATGGCTGATGATTGGCATTCTGAAAAAGATTTAACCGTGCATTGCGAGCAAAGAGTACTATGAAATTACCAGATCATTTAGGTGGACATCTTAATAAAACTCACGTTGATGAGGGAAGTTTGTCCTGGATCATTGAATCTTTTGACATTAAAAGTTTTTTAGATGTTGGATGTGGACCTGGTGGTATGATAGAATTAGCCACTAGTAAAGGACTCAAATCTTTAGGTATTGATGGTGATTATACACTTAAAAGGTTCGATCCTAATAAATTTTTAATACATGATTATACTACTGGTCCTTTAATTTTAGAAGAAAAATACGATTTATGTTGGAGTTGTGAGTTTGTAGAGCACGTGGAAGAAAAATATATGGACAATTTTATGAAAACATTTAATTGTTCAAATATAATGGCAATCACACATGCACCACCAGGTTGGCCAGGGCATCATCATGTTAATTGTCAACACGCAGAGTATTGGATTGATGTTTTTAAAAATTATAATTTTTTTTACAGTCAAGAATATACTGATAAATTAAGAAAATCTAGTACTATGAAAAAAAAGTTTATTCAAAGAACTGGATTATTTTTTACTCGGTAAATATGTATGAGAATAGCATGGTCTGGGTTGGCAGACTCCAAATATTACCACTATATTGCAAAATATTGCATACCTTCTTGGAATAAGTTACCAGGCACCAAATACATTGTACATGATTCCAATGATATATTAGATTCTAATTTTAATATTGTAGATTGGGCATATGCCTATAACCGATCAAACAAATTTACTACTTTTTGTAAAAGAACGAAACCAGTAAATTTCTGGCGTAAGATGCAAAGTCAAATATGGGCTCTTAAAAACTTAAAAAATTATGATTGGGTAGTTTTACTTGACACAGATGTTGAAATTTTAGATTTTAATGAGATAGAATTCAAAAAAGTCTTAGATGAAATTATAAAAAATAAAGTAATTTGGGCTACTGGGGAAAGTCAAAAACTTAAACTTGATGCCGGTCATATTATTGTTAATATGCGTGACTCTAGGCTAGAACAACTTATATTTGACTATGAAAATATTTGGGAAAGTGGAAAAATTTTTGAATTAGATAGGTACTATGACGGTAATGCTGTGGAAAGTTTACTGAAAACTAAATATCCATCATATAAAATAAAAAACACTGATCATGGCGGTGGTTTACACACTTATTCTATTGGAACTGTACATTATGGTAGTAAAATACCTAAATTATTAAGAGCCTTACTACACAATACAACAAATTTTATGGTAGAAGACATCATAGAAAGGAAAAGCAGAGTAGTTGATAGTAAGGTGACAATTGAATTACTAACGAAAGAATTAAATGAAAGAAATTAGTATAAAACATATAAAATTGAGTAATAATTCACCAATAACTTTGATTGCAGGGCCTTGTCAAATAGAAAGTAGAGATCATGCCTATCAAATAGCCGCTGAATTAGTAGACATTTGTAGAGAAGTAGGTATAGATTTAATTTTTAAGAGCAGTTTTGATAAGGCCAATAGATCAAGCGTCTATGGACGTCGTGGAGTAGGCTTACATAGTGGTTTAAGCACACTTAATGAAATAAAAACTAGATTAGGTGTACCAGTACTAACAGATATACATGAAAAAGAACATGCTAAATTGGCAGAGGCTTATGAAATAGACGTAATACAAATTCCTGCGTTCCTTTGCCGTCAAACTGACCTACTCATAGCAGCAGGTGAGAGTGGATTGGCCATAAATGTGAAAAAAGGTCAATTTCTTGCTCCGCATGACATGAAAAACGTGGCAGAAAAGATAGCAAGCACTGGTAACGATAAAATTATGTTATGTGAAAGAGGATATACCCATGGATATAACAACTTGGTGGTTGATATGCGTAGTTTGCCTATTATGGCTAGGACTGAATATCCTGTTGTTTTCGATTGCACACATAGTGTTCAACAGCCTGGAGGATTGGGCACCAGTTCTGGCGGGGATCGCGGGATGGTCCCCTACCTTGCCCGAGCAGCAGTGGCCACCGGATGTCTAGCAGCAGTATTCGTTGAATGTCATGATGATCCAGACAATGCTCCTAGCGATGGACCCAACATGATTCATATGAAAGACATGAAAAAATTACTAAAAGACCTAAAAGCCATAGATGAACTGGTAAAAAGTCAATGAATGTTGGGATTTTTTATAGTTCTATATCAAACATACATAAAGCCTATCATAAACAGGCTCTTATGGATGCCTTTAAACAAGGAGTATTGGCCTGTGGGGATAAAGTTAATGATTTTCACAGTAAACATCAGATAATAGAAAAATTAGATGCTGGATTCGTACTAGGATATACTTTAGAAAATAATTATAGACGAAAGATTATAGATACATTGAAATTAATGAAGGCCAAAGTTATCTTTGTTGACAGTAATATCTTCAGTTATGGAAGAAACTTACATCAGTATCATAGATATAGTGTAGATAGTGTTTATCCTACTGATGGTGAGTATTTTTTAGGCCCTAATCTAAATAAAGATAAGATCAAAGAAATTTTACGATTTCATAGATTAGATGTTAAGTCTTGGAGGAAGCAAGGTAATCATATTCTTGTTTTAGGACAACGAACTCAGTCATGGAACATGCTAAATCGTAATGGATTAGAGTGGATTATCGAGATTGTTAGTAAAGTTAGGTGTCATACAGATAGAAAAATTATAATTAGGTTACATCCTGGTGATAAAACCTTTGATAGTGAAAATAGACGAAGATTATTTCAGATTTTTAGTAAGTCTAATGTTACTATCAGTAATAATTCTAATATTATGAATGATTTAAGCAATGCTTGGTGCAGTGTAGGATACAATAGTACAAGTAATTGTGCCAGTATAATAGAAGGTATACCAGTTTATCTGGATGCTCCTTTAACGAGTTGGGCTCGAGACGTTTCCTTTGATAACTTAAGCAAATTAGAAGATCCTCCACTGCCTGATAGAGAGAAATGGCTAGAAAAAATTGCTAATATACATTGGAGTAATATGGAAATAGAAGACGGTTCTTATTGGCGAATATTTAAAAAATTTTACAATGTTTGATACCGTGTTATCTCATCTAACCATACTTTTTCATTCTTTCTTTTGCCCTTAGCACACCAGATCATACTATTGGAGTTCATGTCAAAGTCTACAAGTATTTGATCTAAAGGATTTTTTCGATATTTCTGTATAGCAATGTCTAACGTCTCTTGATCTAGGAACCAATAAAAGGTATTAGCATCAAATTCTTCCTTGATTAGGTTTGAATGATCTCGAATTAGGTTAAAACTACCATTCGTTCCAGTGTAAAAAATTGTACTAGCAAGATGTTGCGTATAAGGAACATGCCTTTTATGACGTTTTTCAAAAATATGAATATCATAATGATTACTAGGTAAATTAAACGATTGCCTAACCAAACTGTCAGTATCTAACATGATAATATAGGTAGGTTTGGTTAATAATTCATGTAATCTTATAAATCTAGCACAAGCATAGTATGTCCTTATAAGTTCAGAACGTAACTTTTCGACCGAATCTCCAATACCTAACATTTTTGTTCGTCGACGTAGCATTTCCCAATCGTTACTAGGCACTTGATATATTTGATACGCAGTTTTTACTAAATTTTCATCGAAATATTCAAAACTATATGAGATATTATTGTTTTCGCAAAACTTTTTGGTTTCGTCACTTGGGTTATAAAGGTGAAAATGGATACTCTCCTTAAAATTTTTTTTGATGCTATTGATTAATGGTTTGGCATGAATGTTAAAATACACTTCATCACTAGCAACAAAAAAGACTGTGTCATTTTGGGAGAAATTTCCATAAAGTTGGGGCATTTTCATGATTAAATATTTAACTTATGCGTATTTCCTACTTTGCAAAACAGACAGCACTTCAGAGTGATCCAATATGGAAAAGTTTTTTGTCAAGTTGCAAAAAAATAAAAATCGATCCTGTTGAAGAGTCATGGGATGCTGACTGTGCTTTAATTTGGAGCGTGCTTTGGAAAGGTCGCATGGCTGAAAATCGTAAAATTTATGAATTTTACAGAAATTTAGACAAACCTGTGTTCATTATTGAAGTTGGCAGTTTGATACGTGGAAAAACTTGGAAAGTCGCCGTTAATAATATAACTAAAGATGGAATTTATGCCAACGGTGATAATTTTATACCCAACAGAGCAAAAAAATTAGGTGTTAATTTATATGATTACAAAATAATGCCAAATATGCCAATACTCATAGCAGGACAACATGATCAAAGCCTACAATGGACTTATGGATATAACAATGCCAAATGGATTAGGGATAAAATTACGGAAATTAGAAAATTTACTAGTAAGCCTATACATGTAAGACCACATCCTAGGAATTTTTTTAGAGAAAATTTTGGAAAAAACATAATTATTGAAACTCCTACAAAAATAGCCAATACATATGATCAGTATGATCTAAATTTTAACTATCATGCTATTTTTAACTATAACAGTGGAGTAAGTGTACAGGCTGCTCAACATGGTGTACCTATAATTTGTGACGAATCCAGTCTAGCCAGTGAGGTTAGTGTAAATTTATCCAATCTTAATCGTCCTACCATCATAGACAGACAGCAATGGTTTGAAAGAATTACACATACTGAGTGGACCTTAGAAGAAATAGGTGAAGGCATACCTTTGAAGCGTTTATTGAGTAAAGTGGACTTGACACATAATACCTGATAGTATACAATAAGGTATGAAAACAATTGATAGCGTCATTGATGAACTTAACAATATAGGCTTCAATAACCTACATCCTAGCATACCTGCTAGAGATATAAAAATATTGAAAAATATTGCCAACCTAATGGTTAGTCCATCATACATTACCGAAAATCAAGGTCGACTGCTTCTTAAAATTTTTAACGAAAATCTAGTACATTTAGATTTGGTCTATGATAACATACATTTCTATGTACAAAATCCTACGTGGAAAAATTCATTTAGGGTACAGGAAAAAATTAGGGAAGTTTTCATAGAAAATGTCAAAAATACGAATTTTCGCATTGTTATAAGATATAATTTTGATAAGGAAATTAAAAAAGTATTGGGAATCTTAAACAAAAAAATTGGAATTAGTGGATTTGGAGGAGATAATAAAACTCAACATTATACCTTAAATGAAAAAAACTTGATTACTGTATATGATTTGCTAAATCCACTAAAATTTCACTTTTCTACTGAATTTTTAGACCTACACGAAAAGACTAAAAATATTGAATTAGAATCAACTTTACAAAAATATGAATTTGACAATTTTATAAAAGATAAACCTTTTAGTAATTTAGAACAAGAAAGTGCCTTAGTAATTTTAGACCAAAAAATTCGATATCAGTATATTTTTACCCAAGAATTTGACAAAAATGTACAAAATACATTAGTATATAAAATAGCCAGTAGAAACAATAATAAAATTTATTTGAGCAGTTTAACTACAGATTTTACTAGTCTAATTGAAAGTTTGAGATTTTTAAAAAGGTCAAAAATTTTAGTAATTTTTGATGATTTTAGAATAAATGAATGCTTAACGCATATTCATACTGTCAAAAATTCACTAAAGAATTTAAGAATAGACAATGTTGGAATTTATTTTAGATTTGATAATAAAGGTGAAGGTGAAACTTTTAATAAAATCATATCTGAAAACAAATTTAATAAAAAATTAGATGCTAGTACTGAAATAGTTGGTATTAGTAATGGTAAAATGCCTAAATTTATCTTAAAAACTGATTGGTATCCAGATGCTGTTATTACTTTTACTAACAGTTTAAGAAATAATAAAACAGATGTGTATTGTAATGATTGCGATTTAATTGTATACTATACAGATGTAAAACCATTAATGTCGAACCTAGATGAAATCCTGTAAATTAATTATAAAAGATGAGGTAAACATAAAATTTGAGGGCTTGCCTTTAGAAGCACGTCGCAAGCTGGCCAATACCTTCAAATATGTATTACCCTACGCACGTTTCCAACCTGCTTACAAATTAGGACGTTGGGATGGCACTACTAGCCTCTTTGGGATAGGAGGGTCAGGCTACCTAACACACATAGAAAAGATACTGACTGTATTAGATTCTATGGATATTGAAGTCACTGATATTGAAGATCATAGAAGCAACAAACAAATTACGTTTACACCAGTTACAGAAACATATTGGGCTGATCAGGGCAAGGTATGGCCCAAAGGACATCAACAAGAAGGTCAACCTATATTATTACGTGACTATCAAATAGATGCTATCAATACCTTCCTAGAACACCATCAAAGCCTACAAGAGATTGCTACTGGTGCTGGTAAAACTATTACTACAGCCACCTTAAGTCAACTGTGTGAACCATATGGTAGGACCATAACCATAGTACCAAACAAGAGTTTAGTTGAACAAACTGAGGAAGATTTTCGCAATGTAGGATTAGATGTTGGTGTATATTATGGTGATCGTAAAGAGTTAGAATGTACCCATACAATATGTACTTGGCAAAGCCTAAACATACTGGACAAAAAGAGTAAGAATGGTGAAGAAGATCAACTTACTTTGGCTGAATTTTTAGATGGAGTCGCCGCTGTAATAGTCGATGAAGTTCATATGGCCAAGGCAGAAGTATTGAAAAATCTGCTTACACGCAATCTAAACAATGCAGGTATACGTTGGGGATTAACTGGAACTGTGCCCAAAGAACCTTATGAACATGAGCAAATCTTTGCCAGCATTGGTCCATTAGTTGGCGGTATTAAGGCCAGTGAACTACAGGAAAAAGGTGTACTAAGTAACTGCCACGTAAACATTGTACAACTTATTGACCTACCCGAATTTAAGAACTATGCAGAAGAATTAAAGTATCTTGTTACCGATGAAAACAGGATGATCCATATTAGTAAATTCATTAAAAATGTAGCACTAAAAGGCAACACTCTAGTACTAGTAAATAGAATAGACACAGGCAAATTTATAGTAAATGAATTAGAAGGCAGCGTATTCATATCAGGCAATGTAAAGACAAAAGATAGAAAAGAAGAGTATGACGAAGTGGCAACGAGTCAAAATAAGGTCATCGTCGCAACCTACGGTGTGGCGGCAGTTGGTATCAATATTCCTCGCATTTTTAATTTGGTTCTTATTGAGCCTGGCAAGTCCTTTGTTCGTGTTATACAATCGATTGGTAGGGGCATACGCAAGGCGGAAGACAAGGACTTTGTTGAAATCTGGGATATAACTAGCACCTGTAAGTTTAGCAAGCGCCATCTTACAGAACGTAAAAAATATTATAAGGAAGCCCAATATCCATTCAGTATAGAAAAGGTGGATTGGCAATAACTATGCAAATACTAACATTAGAAAACAAATTATTCTCATTAAACAATTTACCTGAAGAAGTAGATGAAAACACAAGATTTGCTGTATTAGATAATAGTGATCCAAAGAATCCAGACTTCTTTTTTGTACCACTTATATTTTTAGAAAGTTTTAATAGTCCCGCTATTGTATTAAGAATTGGTGATCAAGAAATTAGTATGCCTATTGATTGGAGTATAGCAGTAGGTGATGCTATGAGCAATGTAGATGCTGAAATACTACCTTTAACTAGCTTAAATGATCGAGGATTTGATGCGGTAGTATTTAACCCGTTAAGTAGTTTTAAAATTGAATACAGACCAATTGAAATTGTAAATTTTTACAATGATGTCAAATGGTATTTTCCTAAGATGCGTAACAATCATTTGTTAGTTACACCATTAGGTTTTGAAGAAAAACCAGAATGTGCTTTCTTTATTAAAGAAGTTAGTAGACAGAGCGAACTCATAGATATTAGTCGAATATTATGAATTCTGATAAAGGCTATATCTATGAAAGTCCAGATGGTGGACATACTGTATACAGGCGTCGTATTGGGGACAAGGATAGAGAATTAGTAAGCGAGGATGAATATGTTGCTCATCAACTAGCAAGAATAGAATGGTTGGAGATTTTTGATAGAAAAGACTCCAACCCCACTTTACAAGCATCAATAGACCGTGTTATACTCGTACATAGACTAACTAAAGATCATGGCTAAACTAGAATGAGTACTGAACAAGATAAGTTTAAGAACAGTAAGCGTAGACTCAAAGACGAAAACGCAGTAAAGAAGCAGACTAAGATAGCCAAGGAACACGGCGCACCTGTTGACGAGCCTCATCGATTGCATAAAAAACATGCTATGGATTGTGGTAATCCTCATTGTTTTTTATGTGGTAACCCTCGCAGAACACATAAAGACAAATTAACACAGCAAGAAAAAAAATTGTTTCAAGATCTTGACCATGTCACAGATAAGCACAGTAACGGACTAGGGTCTAAAGAAGATGAGTAACAAACTTGAATTAAAAGATATACTCAGCGCAATCGACCAAGGTGGAAAAGATATATGGGATCTATTGGATGAAGAACAGAGAAAATCAATAAACTTATTCACTTTAAACAGATTTGTCAGTAGTGTAAATTTAGATAGGAGTCGTTTGTCCGATAGTAAAAAAAGAGAAATTCAAGAACATTATGTATTAAGTGTTAATGAGTTTTATAATAAACGTTACTTTAGTCTGCACAAACACCCTAAACTACTATGGTTATTATTATGTATATGTGCCCATGATACTAAAACTCCTTATTTTCATGAATATATAAGGACAGAAAAAGAAAAGAATCCTAAACAAAAGATTCTTGAAGCACTATATCCTAAAACAAAACTTTCCGATATTGAAACGATGAGTCAGTTAAATTCTTTAAAAGAAATTATGCAATTGGCCAAAGATCATGGTTGGGATGATAATAAAATTAAAGAATACTTATAATGGATCAAGTACATATTTGTCCACATTGTCAAACTAAGTTTAGTAAAGAAAAAACTTTATTTGTTCATATGTGTGAACAAAAAAGACGACATCTTGCTAAAGGAGAACGTCATGTACAAATGGGCTTTCTAGCATTTGATAAATTTTATAAATTAGCACAAAAGTTTAATGGACAAAAGACTTATGATGAATTTGCCCGTAGCCCATACTATACCTCTTTTGTAAAATTTGGCAGTTTTCTACATAATGTAAACCCATTATACCCAGAAAAATTTATTGAGTATGTAGTTACAAGTGGTGTAAAATTAGATCATTGGTGTAAAGAAAGTTTATATTATGAATATGTTTTACACTTAATTAAGCATGAAAGTGTAGAAACTGCGCTACAACGCAGTATAGCCACTATGATGGATTGGGCAGACTCTCATAATAGTATATGGAATCATTATTTTCATTATGTTAGCACAAATAGGGTGACATTTGATATTAAAGACGGAAAGATAAGTCCCTGGCTACTGTTAAATAGTACTAGTGGTAAAACCCTTCTAAATCAACTAAATGATGAGCAATTATCCAATGTAGGAACTGTAATTGATCCCACATTTTGGATTGGTAAATTTCGTTCTAATGAAGAAGATTTGGACTTAGTACGACAAGTTATAAAGGAAGGAAATCTATGAGTACAGTGCCAAAAGAAGTAGAACTAAGTATGGAAGTTAGATTAGTTGAAGAAGAAACTGCGGTGTATGTTAAAATTGAAGGATTTGATAATTTAGAAGATGCTGAAGAATATGCTGAGTATTTGGCTGAAAATTTGCCATTGTTACTATTCAACAGTGAGGTAAGACACTAATGCCTGATATTGATATAGATTTTGCTGATCGTGAATCTGCTTTAAAAATCATAGAACATGTTAAAGCAAAGTTAGATAATAAGCATCATAACACAGGAATATATGCTCAAAGCATACCATACGATCCTGTAACAAACATTGCTGGTATTGAATACAAACAAGCCGAACTGCGTGGATATTATAAAATAGACTTTCTAAACGTAGGAATCTATAAAGGTGTAAAAAACGAAGCACATTTAAACCAACTAATGGAGGCTGAACCACTATGGGAACTATTACTGCAAGACGAGTTTACGGATCTACTATTTCATTTGAAAGGGCATGGGACTATTCTGAGGAAGACCCAACCTACTTCCGTGGAACAATTAGCTGCCGTCCTCGCTATGATCCGACCATCGAAGAGGCACTTAATTGGAAAAACTTGGCCCGAGATCTTGATGGAAGTTTGGACGATTCCAGAGAATGATGAGTATTATTTTAAAAAGCCACATGCTATAGCCTATGCTATGGCTGTGGCAGTACAGATGAATTTGATTTGTGAAAGTTTAAGTTACGATTATAGTTAAATTTTTCTAACCAACTCTACACTTTTACGTTTGGCTCTTTTTAAACTAAGATTTAAAATATTAACTGTGGGGCCTAGGACAATTCTAACACCCTTGCTACTAAAAGTTTTTATACAATATTTGAATACATCTATTTCTGATTTAAGGAATATATTGATAGGTATAAGTCTATTGCTTTCCCACCACCAAGTTTCTCCCATGGTTAGAAACTGATTCTTTTCTTCAGGGGTTCTAATTGCATCAATGTCATAAAAACTGGTAACAAATTGATCTTGATTAATTATGATCCCCACATACTCCTGCTCACCGTAGTTTATGACGCTGATAAAGGGTAATTGTTCTTTAGTAGTTTCTTTAAGCTTTTTAGCCATATAAATAATGTTGGGGATCCAAATGCAAAAAATTCAAGTTTATTTATATCCAAATCGTATTACAGTACTTACCAATTTGGATGAAAATCTCACTAATACGGAGTGGAGAATTGTGTACCAACGACAAGTAAAAATATATAAAGGTATTGATAATATCATAGAAATTGAAGTAAAAAATAATGATCAAAAACGAGTTGAAATTGGTATTAGTCAAATAAAACTAGTTTTAATGGATCAAAAACGAAATGCTATCAATACTTATACAGCCCAAAGTTTAGAAGATAGCACTCAAGTAGGTCTTGCACGTCTTACTATACCTGCTAGTGACTTAACTAATTTAGATCCTCAATTTTTAAAATTTGCTATATTTCAAACTAATGATAATTTTGAAAATATATTGACCTACACGGATAGTCAATATGGTGCTATCGGTACTATTCAATTACTTGATGGTATTAATACTGTTACTACAACTACCCGTAAATATGATAGATGGACCACAGAGACTAATTATCAAAGCAGCAGATGGGAAGAAAGAAAGATTTGGTATATTAGTGAGGCTATTTTATTACAAGATTATAGGGCCCAATCTAATCAAGAAGTTACTTTAAAAATTAAAATGAATGACTATAGCGGTACCATTTACGTAGAAGGCACTGATATAGAAGTAATTGGTAATGAAGCATTCAAAGATCCAGATATCAAACTTGAATTTACTTGGGATGGTTATAATGGAGTTTGGACTACTACTCCAATCAACATTCAAGATCTCACTTATCTTAGAGTGAAATATAGCAAAACTGCCGGTTCCATTGACTATGTAGAACTTGTAATGTAAAATAAGGTATGACCCTAATAAGTGATACTCTACAAACTTATCTGCCTTATAAACGTAAACATACCCCAAGCGGTTGGATCAGTTTCAATGCCGTTTGTTGTGATGATCGGCGTAATAGAGGTGGCTTCATAAGTGACGGCAATAGTATAAGTTATCACTGCTTTAATTGTGGGTTTAAAGCCAGTTGGCAACCTGGTAGAACAGTTAGTCAAAAACTTAGAAAATTATTCCAACTGCTCAGTGTCCCAGATGACGTGATATCAAAATTAACTATAGACGCACTACGTCATCGTGATGTATCCAATGATAAAATCACTTATTCAATACCTAAATTTGAACCTAGAGAATTACCTAGAGGATCTCTAGCCATTAATGACATTATCAATGATCCTCCAGATGACTTAATTCCAATACTAGAATATATATTAAGTCGCGGACTAACATTAGATGATTATGATTTTTATTGGACTCCTGAAGAAGGATTTAATAATAGATTGATTATTCCTTATTACTATAAAGGTAGTATTGTAGGCTATACCGCACGTAGAATTGATGATGGAAAACCAAAATATCTAGCAGAACAACAACCAGGATATGTGTTTAATTTAGATGCTCAAAATGATAATAGAAAATATGTTATAGTATGTGAAGGTCAATTTGATGCTATTAGTATTGGTGCTGTTAGTGTTAACGGTAGCGAAATTAGTGAGGGCCAAAGATTATTGATAAATCAATTACAACGTAAGGTCATTGTAGTTCCAGATAGAGATAAGGCAGGATTTAAAATGATAGATACTGCTTTAAGATATGATTGGTCATTGAGTTTTCCACCTTGGGAAACTAATATAAAAGATATAAACGAATCTATTCTACACTATGGAAAAGTAAAAACATTAATAATGATTATTGACTCAATTCAGACTAGTGAAGTTAAAGTAAAACTTAAGGAAAAAGAATGGTTAAAATATTAAAAATAATAAAAGATTTCTTGTGTACAGGATGTCCTATGTTGTTAAACACCAGTTTAAATATTAAAGGACAACCTTTAATACACGATGAAAAAGGCGCAAAAGAATTTGAAGAATTATATGGTACAAAAGTCTTTATATAAGGATAAAAAATGAACCTAATTGAAAAAATTCAGGAGAATAAAGACCCTGGATTGCATCCAGATGAAATAAATGGATTGGTTAATAAATTAAATGGTTATGCTAAAATATATGAAAAGTTAACTAGAAACATTCAAGTAGAAGATCTATTACATGTGGATATTATGTATTATAGAAATAGATATGAAGATCTTTTGCCCTATGATTTTGATGCAACTAGAAAGCATTATATCTATTATGGATCACAAGAAGGTAGACATGCTAGTCCTTTTAGTACACGGGAATCATTCGGAGATTATGTGCAAAGTTACGTCAGCGCAAAAATATTAGAGATTGGACCGTTCACTAGACCTTTAGTAAAAGGATCTAATGTAAAATATGCAGATACATATGACACAGATACTTTAAGACATAGAGCCACAAATTTTGGAATGAATCCAGATGAGGTATGTGATGTTCACTATGTTATACCTGAAATAAGTTTGACTGCTATAAAAGATAAGTTTGATATTGTAGTTACCAGTCATAATATAGAACATCAACCAAATTTTGTTAAACATCTTAATGAAGTTTATGATTTATTGAACCCAGGCGGAAAATTTTGTTTGGTAGTTCCAGATCATAGATTTTGCTTTGATGCTAATATGCCTTTGACAAATATAGGTGATATATTAGATGCATATTACAGTAACAGAAAACTTCATACTTTAAAAAACTTAGTACAACACTATACATATAAAGTACACAATGATGCTAAAGAACATTGGCAGTATTACAATAGTAATACTAGGAGTTTATATCAACCTACTGATGCTATCAAAGTGATGAATACCTTAATTAACTATGCTAATGCAGATAAAGAATTTTATTTAGATGCACATGCTTGGTATTTTACTCCTTGGAATTTTAGTGACATTGTAAATTGTTTAATAAAATTGGAATTAATTAAATTTGATCGAATTCTTTGTAATGGCACAGTGGAAAACAATCAAGAATTTACTGTTATATTGGAAAAATAAATGACTAGACAAAATGCTGACTATGGATATGATATTCAAAAAGTTTATTTAGAACTAATGCTTAACGATTCTCAAACATTTGTAAGGTGTCAAAGTATTTTTGATCATGAACTATTCGATCGTCGTTTACAAGTGACGGCCAAGTTTATTAATGATTATGTGGTAGAACATAATGTATTACCCACATATGATATCGTTAATGCTGCTACTAGCACAGATTTAAAAGATCCTGGACAAATTAGAGACGAACATTATGATTGGCTACTTCAAGATTTTGAAACTTTTATTAGACACAAAGGTCTTGAACGTGCTATAATTCATAGCGCAGACTTATTGGAAAAAGGTGAATACGGTCCTGTAGAAGATTTAATCAAGAAGGCAGTACAAATTGGTCTAACTAAGGACATGGGAACTGACTACTTTGAAGATCCTAGAGCAAGACTATTAAAGATCAAAGATAAAAATGGACAAGTTACTACAGGTTGGAAGGCACTTGACCAAAGATTATTCGGTGGATTTAATAGAGGTGAACTCAATATCTTTGCTGGTGGTAGTGGTGCAGGTAAAAGTTTATTCTTGGCCAACTTAGGATTGAATTGGGCTCAACAAGGACTTAACGCACTTTACATCACATTAGAACTTAGTGAAGAACTAGTAGGCTTAAGAATTGATAGTATGGTATCAAATATATCTACTAAAGAAATCTTTAGACAAATTGATGAAGTTGAAATGAAGGTACGTGTACTAGGAAAGAAAAGTGGAAACTATCAAATAAAATACTTACCTAGTGGTAAAACTGCCAATGACATACGCAGTTATATGAAAGAGTATGAAGTAAAAACTGGAAATAAAATTGATGTATTACTAATTGATTACTTAGACTTGTTGATGCCAATTAGTAGGAAAATTAGTAGTGAAAATTTATTTATTAAGGATAAGTTTGTTAGTGAAGAACTGAGAAATTTAGCTGTGGAAAAAAATGTTGTATTAGTCACAGCAGCACAGTTAAACAGAGGTGCGGTAGAAGAAATTGAATTTGATCATAGTCATATCAGTGGTGGGCTTAGTAAAATTCAAACTGCTGATAATGTGTTCGGAATCTATACCAGTAGGCAAATGAGAGAAAATGGCAGATATCAAATACAACTTATGAAAACTCGTAGTAGTAGCGGTGTTGGTACTAAAATTGATCTAGCATTTGACATGGATACTCTACGTATTCAGGACTTGGAAGAAGGTGATGCTCCAGAATATAAGAGTGGAAATAATGTATTAGAAAACATTAGACAGCGCAGCATGGCACAGCGTGATGACCCTACCCAAGGTCTTAGCGTGAAGAATAGTGAAGTTAAAGTGGCCAGTAACAAACTTCGTGACTTACTCAACAACTTGAACACCCAAGATATCTAGTAGCACTTAATACAACCGATTTTATCCGTAAATACAATATGGACGAGATTGGAATAATCAGTCAATTATTAGAAATAGGTAGCCCTATTGCTGCGGCTATAGTAGCCTTTTATTTCGTTTACCTTACAATTAAGTTTATACTTGCAGGTGTGACTAGCAGTATTACTGGCATGGGTAATACTATAAAAAGGCTAGATCATAGAGTATTCACTATGACTAATCAACTTATACAGATTGACGTAAAAGTTAGCACTGCTCTTGGGCTAAAACCAGACTATGAGAGGCTAAGTAGGGCTAACCTTAGAGATAAACGTAGAGACTAATGAACCCTAACGACTTCATTAATTTCATAAACAAATACGGGTTTACTATCGTGTTTAGCGGCTGCTTGGGTGCATTAATTTGGTATATATGGAATTGGGTTACTAAAGAAATCAAACCTGTTATTGGACAGGCTAACGAAACACTGCTTGAACTAATCGATCGTGTGCGTATGCTGGATAACGATTTAATCAGATTAAATCAAAAAGTTGAAACTGTTATGGAACTTAGAGGTGAACGTATTGAAAAAGAAACTGAACAGTTTGAAGACTTAATCAATAATCAACCACCAAATAAAACTGAAAACGGGAACAAATAGTAATAAAATTCCTACTGTTTGTCTTTGAAACATCTCAGTTTCAAACCGTTCAATCTCACTAGGATTTAGGCTTTGTCTTACTTCTTTAGGCAATGAAGCAAAGCCAGTAATGAATAATACTAGTCCATAAACTAAAAATACCAAGTATATACTATATATAATTATCATTTCATTCTTCTCTGCGCCAGTTATAGTCTGGATAACACTGTCTAGGAATTATTTTCTTATCTATGGTGATAACCCATATGTACTCACACATACGCTTTAAAACCTCTGTTTGATTCTGTTGGTTCTTATCTAATCGTTTAAAATTAGTTTGACTGGTTTGGTTGTAAGTGTCATACCAACTGATAACTTTTTGCTGATCTTCCAAACGTTTTTCCAATGCCTCCACACGTAGGAGTAATTTATCATCTTCAATTGTTACTTGTACTATGGGTTCCTGTTTAGGCTGCTGCATCCTATAGACATGTACAAGATAACTGACATTTAGTACAAATACGACGCCAACCCAAAACCTCCAAGTACGTTCAAACCATTTTAAAATAGCATATAAATTGATTAACATATAGTATTTATTGTCTACTTTTGAGTCTTTCCAACTCACTGTGCAGTTCACGATGACGATTATGTAGTCTACGAATTTCCTGTTGCAATACAGCAATTTGGCGCTGCAACAAACGAACAACATCATAATCCTGTGGACTTTGTTTAACATTGTCCCCACCTAAGGTCAAGGGGCTGGCATTACTACTGATAGCAGTCTCTACATTATATTGCTCTTCAATCATATTACGCATTTCAATCATATTACGCATTTCTTTACCCTTATACATTATTTAGAATACTTATCACTTAAATACTTTATACAGGACCTAGTTTGAAAGTATTAGAAAACGCCTTTACCCACCTCTTTGAAGATACTTTGGATCGACAAGGATGGATGGTACCAAAACCCTTGCAAAAGGTCATGATTTCTATTCTCATTAGCAAAGCGGATAAACCTAATTGGAAACCCACACCCAGCTATGCTCAACTGTACGTTACTGCCCAAACACCACAGGCTCTTAAAAGTTTAGGTGATACTTGTTGGTTTACTAGAGCAGTATTTCCACAACTAGGAGAACGTAGAGGTATAAGCGCCAGTTATTATACAGACCTAGGACAGGGCTGCTACAGTAGATTATTACAACATACAGGACCTGATCATAATATAGAACTGATGATTAAGCACTTTGACTTCCTAGCTGAAGTGGCCTACACTGTGGTACACAGTCAAGGACGCTTTAGAGAAATGTGGGACGACGAATAAATCTCTACTAAATATGTGCATGATAAAAAATCAAGCACTGGAATTTTTTAAAAACTTACAAACAACAATAGTAGAAGGGTTAGAAAACATTGATGGTAGACCCTTTAAGTCAGATAGCTGGCGTAGACCAGAAGGTGGCGGTGGCACTAGTACTTTAATAGAAAACGGTAATGTTTTCGAACGTGGCGGTGTTAACTTTAGCCATGTCAAAGGCTATAAACTACCAGTAAGCGCTACAGCACATAGAACTATAGCGCCAAATCAACACTGGGAGGCTATGGGAGTGAGTTTGGTCATGCACCCACGTAACCCATACATTCCTACAGTACATGCTAATGTACGTATGTTTATGACAGAAGATGGCAATTCTTGGTATGGTGGTGGCATGGATCTAACACCATATTACTACTATGAACAAGATGCTGTACACTGGCACAAAAGTTGTAAAGA